CCAATCCTTTAATTCTTCACCCATAACTTGGCTAGCAATATCAATTTTACTTCTTAAAGCTTCAACAATTTTTTCATCAATAGTATCTTCCGCAATAATATCAATATAAGTTACATTTTTCTTTTGACCAATACGGTGTGCTCTGTCTTCACTCTGTAATCTTTTCTCAAGATCATACGAGTTTGAATAATAGATGACGGTATTGGCGACTGTCAACGTTAATCCATAGCCACCCGTCGCCGGGTTGGCTACAAAAAAACGTAAGGGAGAATCAGGTTCCATGAACCGTGAAACAATTTCTTGCCTTTTCTGATCTGGGGTGTCGCCATAGAAACTAGCAACGCTCTCTTGTCCAAATATTTTTTCAATCGCAGTCGTGATCGTTTGTATATCATGACGGTACACGGCCCAGATGATGATCTTACCATGACACTCCTCTAGGGTGTCAAGTAAACTTTGTAGACGATTGTTCTTGACTTCTTGAACATTACCGTTCTCATCTAAGACATGTCCACAACACACTTGATGTAGTTTGACAATCTGTGCTAACACTCCGGCCGCCGTAATTAGTTGATTGTTAATCTCGGCTAACGCAAATTCTTTCATGGTGTTGTAGGCTTTGGCTTGCTCTTTGGTCATTTCCACTTCTCTACGCACATAAACTTTGTCAGGCAAATCTAAGCACTCATCTTTTGTCACACGATAGGCAAAGTCATCCATCTTTGTTTTTAATTCTTCTAAGTGATGATAGCCGATCACTTTGTTAAAGCTATGGGCTCCTGTTAAATTAATTCTTTTCATGATGCAGTATCGTGCTTGAAAAGAATAGTAGGAACTAAACCCTAACGGCTCGTCCGTTAAGAACTCACACTGAGCATACAAATCTTCGGGTGCCTTCGTCACAGGGGATCCTGTTAAGATCCGTCGAAACTTAGCCAGAGGTCGTAGTCGAATGACGGCTTTGGTTCTTTTCGCTTTGGGATTTTTAATGGTGGTGCTTTCATCAATCGCCATTAACGCGCGGTGACTATTGAGAAAGACGGCCGCTTCGGCCCGCCCGCGATCCGTGGCAAACGCTTCGATATTCATTAAGAATATTTTCAAATTACCATTCGGCTCGTCGAGGGCTTCTTTGTCGAGGCGATCTTGTTTGTTGGGTGTTGAACTCCAGCACGCCACATCTCGATAAACATGATCGGGTAAGTGGGTAGGGATTTCATTCTTGTACCAGTTGCGATACACCCCTTTGGGTGCAATGATTAAGGCTCCGTTGATTGCCCCATTGTCATACAACAGGGCAATATTATCGATCAAGACTTTTGATTTGCCTGTTCCCATTTCCATGAAATAGGCATAATGATCCTTGGCCCACGAATCACGAAGAGCCTTGAGTTGGTGATCGTAGGGTTTGGTTTTAAAACGATAGTTCATTCTTACCTCACAAAAAAGTAAATGTAGAAATCTTCATGCATCTTTTTTTGAAAGATCATACACTCCCCTCGTGTTGCTTTGTATCGAATGTCGCCTGCAATACTTCTGATTTTTTTTCCGACACTATCTTTTCTCGTAATGTCTTTTGTCAAGAACCCTTGATGATAGATATAAATCTTTCCTTGCTTGGGCTTCTTAAATATCTCGGCGAGTTGGGTTGTTCCTTTGAGTTGTTCGGAGCGATTGAGAACATCTTGCATTTGATTGGCTGTCTCCGACAAAATTTTAATCGTGCCTCCTACATCTTCAAAGTCTTCATAGCCTGTTCGTTTGTGATGTCTTCTTTCTTCTTCAAATTGTTTCTTCATTTCTTCTGGTATTTCGAGTGTGGTCATAACCTATCCTTCCTTTTATAACCTTCCTTCTCGTTTATAACGATTGTAGATGGTGTCGACTAAGAAGTCGAGTTGTGAGTTGATTGCTCTTCGATCTGCTTTGGCAATAGCCTTGAGCTTGCCATGCACACTGTTTCGAATCGCAACTGTCTTCCACGGATCTTTTTGATTGTACTCGTTAGTGTCCGTTGCTTGTTTCATTGTTTAGCCTTTCTTTTATATAGTATCTTAGTAAAATGTTATATAGTTGTCAAGTTGCAAATTTTTTTATTTTTGATATAATTTTTTTGGTTATAAGAAGATGATCCATCAAGGTAGCCCCGCCGTCCTTTCCTCCTTTCTATAAAGTATCATTGGCGGGGTTATCTTTTCCCTTTTTTTTCTGATACAATATCGCATGAAAATTTTTCTTTTAATGATTGTGTGCTTGCAAGATCCTTTTATCCCTTTGAAGGATAGTTGTATCACGGTGCCTATGGAGGAACAGTTTGACACGGTTGAGGAATGCTTGATCTTTAGTCAAGGTGTACGGAACATGAACCGTGATCCGCGGATCTATATGAACGCTTTTTGCACCACGAAGTCGACAGAAACGATCTAGCAAAAACTCCTATATAGACATATCTACCCCCCTTAAGTAAAAAATTTTTTTTTCGTTCTTACCCCCCGTCCTAAGTGTACTAAGTGTACTAAAGTTCTAGAATTATTGTATATCAATGGTTCTAGAAGGTAGTTTTAGTACACCATAGGTACACCTAGTACACCTAAAGACCTTCGGTGAAGGGGGGTATTTTACTTTTTTTTCTTTTATATATATTATAATAAATATTACTATATAAGGATTTTTAATGCTTGATACTGTTATGACTGGTAAAGTTAAGAAAACAGGTGCGAAAGAAAAAATTTTGACTCCAGAACAAGAGAAATTCGCCCAGTTGATCGTGACTAAAGAGGGTAGGTGGACTAACCAAAAGTGTGCCATTGAGGCTGGATACTCTAAACAAACGGCACATAGTGCCTCCTCTAGGCTTTTAAATGCCAAATACTACCCTCGTGTAGTTCAACGCATCAAAGAGTTGAGAGAGCAATACAATGCAAAATATGCTGTGGATTATGGCAGGCATGTCAGAAAGCTCGCTGAGATAAGAGATTTAGCTGTACGCAACAACGCTTGGTCGGCGGCGGTTAACGCTGAGATAGCACGAGGCAAGGCGGCGGGGTTATATGTGGATAAAAAAGAAATACTACATGGTAAAATTGACAGCATGACTAAAGACGAAGTTGAAGGTCGACTAAAGAAAATCATTGAAGAATACTCTCCTTTGCTTGATAGTGTCACGCTTGAGGATGTCAAAGCTATTGAACATAACTCTGACAACACTCAAGAGTTTGAACTGGATATGAAGAAAGTTTCAGAACCAGTGGACGATTTGATTGAAGAAGAGCACGACGACTACGCAGATGCTGACGAGCAGGAGTAGATCATTATTATTCATTGATAATTATCAAACTCAGAAAGCTTTGGCTCTTCTTGTCCTATGATGTAGTCATAACCAAACCAGCCATCACCTTCTTCAATACCCATTAAAAAAGCGTCTAGCTCTGCTTGAGTATTGAACTCATATTGTAAAGGCTCTTGATCTTCCTGTGGATCTTCACCCCATAAAATCCAAACACTATATTTCTTCATTCTCAACCTCCTCAATGTCTGAGTAATTATTGTAAGACCAATCTTCATCATGATCTATGTATCCTTCACCATATAAAGCTAAGTCCTCTGCTTCTTCTGGTGTTTCAGCTTCAACAACATGATGTCTTTGTACTGTGTACTCTAACATCACTTTATATTTTTTCATTTCTATCTCCTTTCTCATTTAACCATAACTCAAATTTATATGCCCACTCATCATCATCAGTGTCTATCCAAGAACCTATGGTTATTCCTTTGTCCTTGAGCATGTCGTTTATTTCTAAGACTATATCCTCAGCTACATATCTAGCTGGCTGGTCGAAGTCCCAAGCTACCCAGTGTTTTCTTTCTGACATTATTTATTTCTCCTTTGCTTTAAGTAGTGGAACTTGTGTCCAGCCCCATTTTGTCATTAGTAGTTTAATTAAATGATCGTACTTATATTTCATCTTCATGCTCCTTTATAATGATTAATGATTTGATAAGCTTAATTGCTTCTTCTTTTGTTTTTGCAAAGTAAAAATGCTTGTAGTCTTTCTTTGATATTGAATTAAAGAAATCACTTAATTCATTCTCACTTACAAACTCTTTGATTGTCTGGTCTTGACTGTTAAGTATATACATTAGTTAATTCTTGCTCCTTTCTGTAAATTTTCCATTGCCCATAGTGGTTGTAGGTTGGTGTAGTGGAAACATTTCTTTTGTTCTGACTCATTCATTAAATCAAAACTTGCACAAGGAATGATATGATCTATGTGAATTTTATCAATGACACTCCAGTTCATTCCTTTCGTAAACTTTTTTTCAAAATATTTTCTAAAATATTCTAAACTACATCCCAGTAAATCTACTGTGGAACCTGTTTTTTTAATTTTATTTTTTAGTGCTAGTCTAATCCTACTTCTTAATTTATCTTTCATCTGATAATTTAAATCATCTGAATATCTTTTTTTTCTGTATAATTTTTTTGTAATATTTATTTTTTCTTTATTTTTTTCTCTATATTGTTTGCACAATTCTAATATATTATTTTTATTTCTTTGATAATAACCCCTTCTTTGTTCGGCTATTTTTTCTTTATTTTCTTCCCTCCATTTTTTTATTCTTTCTTTAATTTTTTCTTTATTTGCTTCTCTGTATTTTTTGTCATAAATAGCAGTTTTATGTTTATTGTTTAATTTCCAGATTCTTTTTGTTTCTGGTTTTGCCTTGCCCATAAGATAATCCTTTCTTACCCTGTTATTTAATCCTCGTTGGTTCTTGTGGTTCTTCTGGTAGTCGATCATTTTCCATTTCTTCGTAATCGACATCAATACCCCAGTTGTAAACTACCTCATTAAAAGTTTGATCTTTACTCATCATATCTCTTAACTCAGCCAAGGTATTAGGTAAAGTCCAGCTCATATCACCAAACCCTGTTTCATACTTACCTACAAAGGCACATCCCATTTCATAGTATTCACAAGTCACTTTGAAACCTTTTTCTTCTAAGGCTATCAAAGCGTTTAGTGGTGGTGACCATGCAGTTTCACACATAAAGCCAAGGTAATCATCATCTCTTGTTATTCTATCCTCTGGTACTGCATCAATATTCCATTTAGTACCCCAGTTTTGAACTCGCCAGTGCCACCACTTTTGCTTATTGTCAGTACAGAATTCTTGACCAGATATTTCTGGATAAGTTTCTTTGACTATAGTTTTTTCATAGTCTGGTTCTTCCTTACAGTAGTTAAAAAATTTACACTCACCTTCAACATTTGTTTTCAGTATTTTTTCTACTTCTTTTAGTTTTTCTTTATCGTCATGTACTAAGCTTATGTCGTTGTTGCACCAGTTAGGCATCTTGCAGTTCCTTTCTCCATTTACTTATTTGATCTAGTAGACCTTCAGCACATTCATATCTACCTAGGTAAATATCATCTGTTCCATCAGTCATGATCGCATCTTCATTGTTTTCATATGCGTCAACAATGTCTTGATTACGTTCAACTTCTTCTTGCAACCAATGAATAATATAATTTATTAATTCTGATTGCTTTTCTGTTTCTGTCATTATTCCTCCTTGCTTTCTTGTATGTTTTCTTTCCAAACTCCAAGACCTTCATAGTGAGCATTTGGATATTTAGTTTTAACTTGCTCTCTTTCACAGTCAAAACAGGTGTATTCTGTATCACAGTTTGAACAATTCTGATCTGGTTTAACAAAATCTGTATCTATCTCAGTCATTTATTCTTCCTTTCTTCATAAAGTTTTTCTCGTAAAGACCAAAAGATTTGATCTATTTCTTCTATTCCTAGATCGTACTTTTCTACTAAATTAGAGAAATCATTCATTGACATTGCTTCTAACTCGTCTGAGATTTGATCTAAGATAGTTTCTTTTTCATACTCTAAATATTCTTTAGTCCATTCATCCATTATTTCTTCCTTTCTAAAATGGTATGTTTTCTTGAATATGTTCTTGCATCAACTCATGTACAATATCGTAATCTTTTTCACAAGCTAAGGCAAAAACATACTTATCACTAGCTTTATTATTCATGGCTAATTGTGTTTCTAAACTTAGCTCTTCTGAAATGTCATATAAAGCTGGTGTAATTATATCAATCCAGTTTGGATCGAAATGATGCTCTGGCACATTTAACTCTTCTTTTTCTAACTCGTCTTGCATCCATTGTTTTACTCTTCCCATTTAAAACCCCTTTCTAACTGAGTTTAGTAAATCGTAAACGCATTTGACAATTTCTTCTTTGTTCAACGCGTCCTTGTTCTTGTCTAAATGATCGGCATATAAACCAATTTCATTGGCTATATCATTTCTCGCTTGTTTTTTTCCTTCTTTAAAAAAGTTCTGGTAAGTAGTTATTTCTCTTTCCCAGTCCTTGTTAATGTCCATGTGATTGTCCTTTCTTTATTTCTTTATATAATAAATAGTATAGATTAATTTCTATCATACAACAATAAAAATTTCATCTATTCTATTATTTTCTAAAACATGAATTTCAATCATGCAGTGTTTGACTTTCAATTCCTCATCCTTAGCTAATCGCTTGTTAATGGTAGATCGGTATTGAAATATTTTTTTTACTTCTGGTTTATCACTGAAGCCCCTCGGTAATAGTTTCATAGATCGGTTTAGCTCGTGTACTCGGTTATAGCTTTTTGGTGAATATCTAAGCTTATCTACCCAATATTGACACTTTGATATTAATTCATCATACCAAGGCTCTAGGCTGAAATGATTAACTGGTATATGACAAGCCATGTTTAATGAAAGTTATAGCTAACGTTAGCTACTGATTTATCCCAGCATGCTCTACAATCTTGACATTTATTCTCTTGATATTTTGAGCGACACTCGAAGCCATGAACTTCACCTTGCCTTTTAACTGTAGATGTATGACTAAAATTCGGTAATGGTTCTTGATCTATAAAATAACTAGATACTCTTATGATAAGATTAGCTGGTATTTTTTTCTCACAAGTTTTAACAAACTGAACTTCTTTAGTCGGTAGCCAGAATTTAAATTCTGGTAGGCGTTCAGCTATTTCAATAATCTTGTATAGCATATCTAAGCTTAATAAATCACCACTATCAAACCACCTAAAATATTTTTTCTTTTTAGTCTTAAGTAAAAAGACCATAGCTTCAACAAAAAATTCATGACTGAAAGCTTTCAATCTTTTTTGGCTGGCTATTTCATAAGATGAGAATTTATAGCTTCCTTTACATGCATAACAAGAACTACAAACTGAATTATTTTTTTTCATAAGCTTAGCCCCTGTAATACAATTACTAGCTGAAAATCCATAGCTAAAACAATTCATTTTAGAAGTTTTTGATAAACTATGAATAATCGCTTGTGCTTGTTTTTTGGTTGTGATTGTCATTGTCCTTTTCCTACTTTCTTAAATAGTTATATAATTATTTATACATTAAATTTAAAGTATGTACAAATAAAAAAACCCCAGCCATAGAAATAGCTGGGGTTGAAGTTATAGTTTTTTGACTAGAATTATTGAGCGTAGATATTCTTAAAACTAGGGCTATTAAAAACCAGATACAAGTCATTTAGTCTTGAATTGCTGGTTGAGTAGATCGAACCTTTAGAGCTATCGATATGCGTATACCAATATGTTAAGGCATTATAAAACGCATAAAGAGAATAGCCTAAATTGTTAGTTTCCTTTAAGAATTGATTTAATATTACATCCATTTTTGGATGATCTACTACTTCATTTTTCTTATTGGTTCTACTCTTAGCGATCGTAGTTTCTAGAATATTTCTAGCTTCTAGGTAAGATACATCTTTTGTTGACATGATCTGTTGCTGAATAAAAAGCTGGTTAAATTTTTCATTAACTTCATGACTAAGATTAACAAAATAATCTAGATCAAGATTTTTAGTATGTCTGAAAAACATCCTAGATATCTTTTCAACACTCATTTGACCATTTAAACAATTTAATCTGTATGCATCATGTAAGCCCCCGAGTGATTTATTGCCCCCAATACCATTAAATAAAGTATAAGAAGCTTTTATAATATCATCTACTTGAGCTGATCTTTTTGCATTAAGATTAGCATTGATGTCATTGAATATAAACTTACGACTAGCAAACTTTCCATGATCGTAGCTGGTATCAACTACTTCAATGTTAGTTCCAAATTCACTAATAATTTTATTAGTGATAGGTTCAAACACTTCTTTATGTTCAACCAGCTTATAATCTGAACCCACAACACCATAAACAAGATTGTTATCTGGATTGTAAATTACACTATAATCTCTAGCTCTTAATGTTTCATTATTCCAGCCAGAATAATAACATTTTGATTTAATGGCTGGTGTATCAAAAACAGTTAAATCAGATAGATCAGTATGGGTTATCCTTACATCTCTATCTGTTTTTGGATTATAGTCGGATGTACTAGTTAAGATTTTAAGTTCATTCATTTGAGTTTTCCTCGTCTTTCTACTAGCATAATGCTAGTCAAAAAACAGATTTCATATTTGCAATTTTAAAGAGCGAATAAGTAGAAATATTCAACTTACGAATATCCTACTTAGGATTAGTTTAAATATATATAATTACTTACATAATGCAATAGTTAGTTAAATCTATATAACTAATTTTACCAGAATAATGGAAAGCCAATTTTACCAGCATTTCAAGAAAGTTAGCCATGACTATCTAACACTATTTAGGATTGAAAATAGGGCTATATCTGGTGTTCCAGATGTACTTGCAACAACAAAATCTGGTGTATTTTTCACGCTAGAATTTAAAGAATTGTCACCAAAAACTAATCAAGTAAAGTTAAATAAATTCCAGCTAGTATTTCACGCTAAGGCTATCAATAATCCTAGTTTTATCATTATTAGGCAAACCCCCCTCTTGAAGAGCGAACCAAAAATCTACAGTATTTTTCATGGTTCACGAGCCATGAACCTAGCAACAAAAAAAATTGACTATGATATGGCTGAGATTGTCACTAATAAACTAGATTATCCTAGCTTGATATTGCCACTAATAGAGCTGGTTCATGGTTCACGCTTCATGGTGGCTGATATTGTCACTAATAAACAAAAAATAAAAAATGATTAAGCTTGCCACTAATATATTGGGCCGTAAATAATGGTCCATGGTCCACGAGCTAGGACTAGTTTACTTTTAAGACATCTTGTAGTAGATTAATAATCAGAAAGAAAGGAAGGTACATAACATGGTAAGTGATTACTTTGACGGAAAAATAATTAAACGTCCCGACGGCGGAACCTGTCATTGCTATGGCTGGCTAGAAGAAGGCGAGAACTATCACATAGTAATTGACGGCGGGGACTACTCAATGGGCGATGATTTTTTATGGCTAGATTATGATGCTAGTATTCATGGTTCAACTTGGTCTAAGCTGATCAGAAATCTTTACAAGATGTACGGCTGGAAGGTCGAACAAATCCAGCCCTGCTAATCTTATCTCGTAGGCGGGAGCTCTTCCCGCCTGCATCTCTCCCCAAAAATTTAAACTTGATATTGTCACTAATAAAATGAGGATGCCTGGCTGAGCGTGTTCCCGGGATGCCCGGTTCTCGAGCCGTGATTAATGGTGTCACTTAGTGGTTCAGCCTGTCACTAGTAAAAAAAATAAAAAAATAAAAAAAAGAGGGTAGCACACCCTCGTTGTTAAAATGTGCTACCGAGAAAGGAGGAGTGTTATTAATATTACAACGATAAGAAGTTGCAGAAGAATCATTGTTGCGTATGCTTTAAACGCGGATATAAAGCAAAGTACGCATTAATGAATCCGTTGCACCACTCGACGCATTCAGAGGCCGTCATCCTCTGGCTTTCGTCGTGGGAGCCTTTACGAGAAACTATTTTATAAGGGTAGGTGTAGGCCGTTGCATGTTGCAACTCGTAATCCAACCCGGTGTATTTGTTGATATGGGCGAGCCGGGCCTCGATTGTTTTCTTAGTGGTTTTCATCTTCTCCTCTTTCTTCTTTGTTTAGCACTATATAGTGCGTTTGATTACAGTCCTCATTACTACAATGGGGACAGACTTCGATAAATGTTTCATGTTCCTCGTATTCTTTGGAACATACCAAGCAATGTACTACTTCAATCATTGTTTAGCTCCTGCTGTGCTTCGATTTCGCTTTTATATCTTTCTAATTCTAAAGCTAAATCTTTGCCTTCAAAGCCAAGCTCGATCAAGCGTTGTTTGTATTCTTCTAACCAATCTTCCATGATTCGTCCTTTCTATAAATTATTATATAGAGAAAAGGGGGGAATGCAACCCCCCTTCTCGAGTTTATTTAGACTACATTGACTCTTTCTTTAGTTTCCCAAAGAATATCAACGCTATCCATCCGGCCATTGAAAACCATTTTACGACTTTCAAAGTCTTTGTTTTCTTTGTCCCATTCATAAGCATAGATTTGTACATAGTAAACAGGCTCTATATACTCACCTTTTTGCTCATACCTGGCTTTACCAATAACAAGTTTGTACCACTTGTTATCTTTCTTAAAGCCAAGCTCTATCGGATTCTCCATATCCATCCTTTCCTCTAAGCTTTTAGGCTTAGACACAAGGGGCCGAAGCCCCTTATGTATAAGTCTATTCGTGTTCGATTCTCATCTTGAGGAGATAACCTTCGTTATCTTTGAATTTTACCTCAAGGTATCGACTGTGGTAATTGATCTCCTTTTCTATGAGTTCAATGTCGTTGTCCGTTTGGATATCGTCATAAATTTGCTTTATGAGATTTGAAACCTTCTTAGGTTTCTCCAAGTGGCCGAAGTTGTGACCATAGTCAATCAAGTCTAATTGTTGCATTGTCGTCCTTTCCTCTGAGTTCTAGGCTCAGACCTAAGGGCCGGAAGGCCCTTAAGTATGAGTCTATTAGTTATCTATTGGGTGCCAAGTGACCTCGCCATCTTTATCCACTACCGGCGTTATTGGTTGCCAAGTGACATTATTATCGTCATCTATAACCTCCATGTAGTGAGGCTTATCTTTCTCCTCCTCGAAGTCTAGTGTCTCCGCAAGGTCAGAGGTTTCCTCTGAAGTTAGTTCTTGGCCCCTGCTCCATTTATCTTCGATTCGTTCTCTTTCTTTCTTGTTTAGTATCGGCATTTTATTCCTTTCTATAACCGGAGGGGGATATCCCCCTCCGTTCGAATTAGGTAAAGGCTTAGTGCCTTTCGAGGATTTGGTAGAGAGCAAACCAAATGCCGAAGCTATTTACTTTTTGCCATCCACCTTCTTCCCCTTGTGCAGAGCGGAGCTCTTGCATGAAGCTGAAGATTGCAGAGCGGAGCTCTTGGTAATCTTCGTTCTTCGAAGGATGCATAATACCTCTTTTCTCCTTTCTGATTGTAGACTACCACATATATAATAAATTAGATATGATATGTTTGCATAATGTGTATGCAAGAAATGCATACCCTTTTCCCTCTACCCTAGCCACGATTCACGGCCCATGCCTCGAGGCCCTTAGGGTACCTGTGCCAAACCCAAACCACCGACGAACTTTTTGCACCCCCCTCCCCCCTAAATTTGAGGGTTGCTTGTCATAACTGACCGTGTATATATATAATATAAACATACACATACAGAAATTTTGATATGAGTTTTGACATGAACAAATTCAAGCTTCTTCAGGAGAAGTATCCTGAGGCAGCGAAGGAACTAACTGAATTAACGCTTAGATTAGATGAACTAAACGAAACAAAGAAAGCAAAAAAGAATTTTTTAGACTTTGTCAAATTTCTCTGGCCGGATTTTATAGAGGGGGCACACCATAGAAAGTACGCCAAGAAGTTACAGGAGGTAGCCGAGGGTAAATGTAAGCGCCTCATCATTAATATGGCACCACGGCACACGAAGTCTGAATTTGCCAGCTTTCTTTTTCCAGCCTTTATGATGGGCCTGAATCCACGGCTCAAGCTTATCCAAGGAACCCACACGGCTGAATTATCTCAACGCTTTGGTCGTAAGATTCGTAACTTGATTGATAGCGAAGAATACAAACAAATTTTTGATGACGTCAGCTTGAGACCTGATTCGAAATCCGCAGGACGATGGGAAACGAATCACGGAGGGGAAGCCTTCTTTTGTGGTGTTGGCGGTGCGATGACCGGTCGAGGTGGTGACTTAATTATTTTAGATGATGTTCATTCCGAACAAGATGCGATGTCACCCACGGCGATGGAAAATGCATGGGACTGGTATTTGTCCGGACCTCGACAACGTTGTCAGCCGAACGCAACCATTGTGATTGTGATGACTCGTTGGTCCGAAAAAGATTTAACAGGAAAATTAATTAAAGCTCAAGTGGAACCCAAAGCGGATCAATGGGATGTGTTAGAACTGCCAGCCATCTTAGATAGTGGAAAACCTTTGTGGCCAGAATATTGGAAGCTGGAAGAATTAGAAAAGGTTAAGGCATCGTTACCCGCGAACCGTTGGAATGCTCAGTACATGCAAGATCCCACGAGCGACGAGGCGAGTATCATTAAACGAGAATGGTGGAGACGCTGGGAAAAAGATGTCCCTCCTTTGCAAAGTGTAATTCAAAGTTATGACACCGCCTTCAGTAAAAAAGAAACAGCAGACTTTAGTGCCATTACCACATGGGGAGTTTTTTATCCTAATGAAGGAGGACCACCCAATTTAATTTTGTTAGACGCGATTCAAGAGCGACTGGACTTTCCTGAATTAAAAAAGTTAGCGATTGAGTTATACAATTTTTGGGAACCCGAAGTTGTATTGATTGAATCCAAAGCCAGTGGAACACCGTTGACGCATGAACTTCGACAACTCGGAATTAATATTTTACCCTACACACCCACCCGAGGAAATGACAAACATGTGCGTGCTAACTCAGTGGCTCCTCTGTTTGAAGCGGGCAAGATTTGGGCACCCGCGAACCGTGAATTTGCCGAAGAGGTTATTGAGCAATGTGCCAAGTTTCCTTTTGGTGAGCATGATGATTTAGTTGACTCAACAACCCAAGCTTTGATAAGATTCAGAGCAGGAAACTGGGTGACCTTAGACACGGATTATGAAGATGAACCCGTGGACGACGGACCCCGAACCTTTTACTAATGGAAGAAGATGACACCCTCTGTCCGATTTGTGATTTGCATATTGAAGATTGTGAGTGTATATTTTAGCAATGGCCGAAGAGAATCCTAATATTGATAAAGCAGTGGATTATGAAGAAGATAATCCCATTGAACAAGTTACCCAAGAAGTAAACGTCGATGCCGACGGCATTGAAGAATCTGATTTCATCGAACTCGCGGATGGTTCCGCCGAGACCATGGACGACGAGCCGCGAACCGAGGCTCCTTTCAGTGCGAACTTAGCAGAGTATATTGACGATCAAGATTTACAAACAGTCAGTGCGGAGATCATGGATAGTTATTATAACGATAAAGCTTCTCGTGAAGATTGGGAGCAAGCCTATATCAAGGGATTAGATTTACTAGGATTCAAAGAAGAAGCAAAAACAGAACCGTTCCGTGGTGCGAGTGGCGTGGTTCATCCCATGTTAGCCGAGAGTGCGGTACAGTTTCAAGCCCAAGCATATAAAGAATTATTACCCGCCGGAGGTCCCGTCAAGACTCAGATTGTAGGAAACGTGACCAATGAAACAGAAGAACAAGCACAACGAGTGCAAGATTTTATGAATTATCAAGTGACCTATGTGATGAAAGATTATGATCCCGAGTTAGATCAGTTATTATTTTATTTACCCCTAGCCGGTTCTGCTTTTAAAAAGATTTACTATGACGACATGTTAGAGCGTGCGGTTGCAAAATTTGTTCCTGCCGAAGATTTAGTTGTTCCTTACGGAGCCTCCTCACTGGAGACTTGTGAGCGAGTAATTCACATTGTGAAGATGTCTGAGAATCAAGTAAAGAAACAACAGGTCACAGGATTCTATCGTGATGTTGCCATTCGAGCTTCCGATGCGGATGACAACAACGACATTCAATCGAAGTATGATCAATTAGAAGGATCAGAAAAAGTTCTTTCCGATCAAGTAGTCTTACTCGAGTGTCATGTAGAATTAGACTTACCGGGTTTTGAAGATGTGGATGTAGCAGGAGAGAGCACCGGACTAAAGTTACCTTATGTGGTAACCATTGATGAAGGCACCGGAAATGTTTTATCTATTTATCGTAACTACAAAGAGTTAGATCCTCTTCGTCGTCGCAAAGATTATTTTGTTCACTACAAGTTTTTACCCGGCCTAGGTTTCTATGGCTTTGGAATGATTCACATGATCGGTGGATTGTCTCGTGCCGCGAGTGTCGCTTTACGTCAGCTACTCGATGCAGGTACCTTATCCAATCTACCCGCAGGATTTAAGCAACGAGGACTTCGTATTCGTGATGATAAGAAGGCGTTGACACCCGGTGAGTTTAGAGATGTGGATGCACCCGGCGGTGACTTACGAGGAGCCTTAATGCCTTTACCTTACAAAGAACCAAGTGCTACTTTGTATTCTCTGTTAGGATTTATTGTGGAAGCAGGAAGTCGTTTTGCTGCCGTCGCTGATCAAAAGATTGGAGAAGGATCTCAAGCAAATCCCGTAGGAACAACGGTCGCTCTTTTAGAGCGAGGTGCTAAGATCATGAGTGCTATTCACAAACGACTACACTATGCTCAGAAGATTGAATTTAATTTATTAGCGGACGTCTTTAAATCTTATTTACCACCCGAATACCCTTACAACATTGTGGGTGGTAATCGCATGATCAAGCAATTAGACTTTGATGATCGTGTGGACATTTTACCAGTTTCTGATCCTAACATTTTCTCTATGGCACAACGGGTTACTCTGGCACAAACTCAATTACAGTTAGCTCAGAGTAATCCACAAATTCATAATCAGTATGAAGCCTACAGGAGAATGTATGAAGCGTTAGGAGTACAGAACATTGATCAGATACTACCTCCCCCGATGCAACCCATGCCGTTGGATCCTGCTGTGGAAAATAGTATGGCAATCAAAGGAAGTCCTTTTCAAGCATACCCTCAACAAGATCATGAAGCACACATTGATGCTCACCGAGCTTTTATGTCCACTGTTTTAGTCAAGAGTATTCCTCAAGCCATGGCTATGTTACAGGGACACATTTCTGAACACATCTCCATGTTAGCTCAACAACAAGTTCAAATGGAATATCAACAACAGATACAACAATTACAACAACAGGCAGCGATGGTTGGTCCACAACAGATTCAAATGGCACAACAACAACTAATGATGGAGATAGAAAAAGCTACTGCAGTTCGTATTGCACAAATTACTAACGAATTACTCGCAGAAGAGCAAGAAGCAGTCGCAAGTAATGAAGATCCTCTTGTTGATTTAAAGTCTAGAGAGCTAGATTTTAAGGAACAACAGGTAGTAAATAAAGCAATGACCGATCAAGAAAGAACAGAACTTGACAAAATGAAATTAGCGTCCAAAATACAGACTGATAAAGAGCGTATTGATAGTCAACAAGACATCGCACAGCTACGTGCTAACGTTCAATACGAGAAGATGGATCGCAATGACAAAAAAAGATGAAAAAAGTAAAAAAGAAGACCACGAAAAAGCTAAAGAAGACCAAAAAGTCTCCTCTGCAGGCGATCAAGGACGCTCCCAGCGTGCAAAAAAACCTAGTAGCACAGCAAATGGCGACAAGAATGAAAAAGATTTTCTCGTAAAAGAGAAAGATGTCTTTGAAAACCCCAAAGCAGAGGTGATTGAAGACCACCACGACCGTATTTTAAGGTTATCTAAGTCAGGAGACTTACAAAAACAAGTTGATACTATTGTTGAAGAGTCAACAAATATTGCAACCGACATGATTCATGACGGGTATGATCCGATTGTCGTAGCTTCTGCTTATTTAGCGGTCGTTCGTAAGTTATATGGCTTATATTTGTACAAAGAAGACGCTGACCTCATGTATCAAATGGCAAAAAACATGATTGAAAATTTCAAAGAGAGTGTTACCCTACATTAAATGGGAAAAAAATTAACAACAGGTGCTCCTCCTAAACGAGGTCCTAATCCACAGGAATAAAAGTACCTTTTAAAGTAACTAGTTTTGTGGTAAAAACCTTGAAAGGAAAAAACAATGGCTAATACAAAAGGAAGAACAAAAGCTTCTGATGATTATAAACAAGATTTTAAACATAGTGATCAACCAAAAGAACTAGGAAATTTTAAAGATACAAAAGGCACTCGATCAGGCTTAGCTAAGTATCGTAAAAAAGAAAACATGCCTGATTCAAAAGCCAGAAAATTACTTTTTGATCAACTAGATGCGGAAGCAATGAGGTATGGGAATAAACCTGTACTCGAAATGTCTAATGGAGGTCGTGCGGGTAATGCTCGCGGATACGGGTGTGCTGTAAAAGGCATTAAAAAAACCAAAAACAGATAGGAGAGTAAAAGCATGGATATGATAAAAAAGCTATGGAATGATCATCCAAAAAAGAAGTGGCTTGTAGTAGGTATTGCTATTGGCTGGATCATCGCTCAATACATCTAATTAATGTTATCTAAAATTTTAGGTGGTTCTTTAGTAGACACTGTCGGTAAAGTTATTGACAGTGTCCACACTTCAGAAGAAGAAAAAGGTCAAATTAGAATTAAACTACAAGAACTTGAAAATGAAATTAACTCTAAACAAATGGATATTAATTTAGCGGATGCTCAGTCTACAGCTACCGATATTTCAGGTCTACTG